GGCTGATCTTGTATGTAAGCGCCTTGTCCTTGACCGCAATCCCGAAGGTTGCCCGGCCTTCTCTGAGCGCCAGCCTTACCGTTTGTTCGGGCCAGTCCAGATATCGGGCCGCAACGTCCACTGGAACATTGTCATACGCTAGTATCTCATTGTCCGTTGGGATCGGCGGCCGCTCTCTCGTTCTTGGCCTCATCGTTTTCGCCTCCCTTCTCCCCGTGGAGCCGCTCATGCTCATCCCAAGTCATCCCGTAATAGGACCGGCATAGGTCGTCCATGACGCGGCGCGCATTGCTGAAGCGGTTCTCAATCTCCCGCTTCGTACTGCTCTCGTTGAGCTGTCCATCTTTGGTCATAAAAAATCCTCCAATCTTGCCAGAGGCCGGAGGATGTGATATACTGTCTCCGATACCTCGTAGCTTCGGTACGTGGTGTCATGCCCTGGTCGGTGGTCGCACACCGGCCGGGGCGCTTTTTGTTGTGGTTCCTTCCTTGCCATGGTATACTGGCGAAAAGGAGGTATTGAGAAATGAAACTAAATCCTGATTGTATTCGAGATATTCTTTTGACCGTAGAAGCCATATGCGATACTGGACACTACTTTGATTCCAGAATAGATTTAGATAAAATACACGGAAATTACAGTGTAGAAGAAATTGCATACCATGCTCGCCAATGTGATATGGCTGGTATGTTTTACAAATTCAAACGTGGTATTGATGGCGGCTGGGAAGTTGTAGATTTAACTCCAAAGGGCCATGAATTCCTTGCGAACATCCGGGAAAATACGATTTGGAATAATGTCAAAGCTGTGTCATCTAAAGTCGGTTCAAAATCGTTGAATGCCATTTCTCAAATTGCATCAGCCGTAGTAACAGAAATCATTAAGTCTCAATTAGGACTTCATTAGTCACAGAGCCGGATAGTTCTATTCTTATGGGGCCATCCGGCGTTTTTTCAATTTTTACGCTGTATAAATTCTGTATTTCCACGCCGTCAATTTCCAGCTTTGTGTTATGCCCATCGTTTCTTAAAACCACTCTTTCCATCGCTTTCCCCCCTTCCCTCCCGCCCCGTCAGGGGCGGGCTTTGTTGTCCGGTTTATTGGACAACTTATGTGTATAATTCTGTTTGTATCAAGCTCTTGTCAATCTGAAACGCATCACAAATTGCCTTTGCGACGTTATGTGTGATTCGTTTACCTGACATAAAGCAATCGATAGTTTCTTTTGAATACCCCGTCATTTCTGCGAGTCCACCATTTGAAACTCCAAAAACCTTTTTGTTAAACTCAATTACTCCAAGCAATAGAAGGCTCTGGTTAAACCTGTGTTCATTAAGGAGTCGATCTCGACACAAACAACACAATCCGCTTCCCGAACTATCTGAAATTTTGGAACCACATGATGAACAAACTCGATGCTGACGATATACATTGATTAACCCTGTATTGTACGCATGACGGATATTATGGCTTGCGGTACACCACTCCAGATTCTCAATGCTGTTATTGCGTGGGTTTCCATCGATGTGATTAACTTGCGGTAGATTTTGGGGATTCGGCAAAAATGCTTCTGCCACCAGACGGTGAACATAAAATGTTTCTTGCTTCCCGTTAATTGATGGCCGAACGCATAGGTATCGTCTACCACGGCCTATTCCGTGCGGGGAAAGCTCCCTTAATTCACCATTTTTCATAACCTTGTAAACGTGCCCCGTATCATTGACAGATAACAGCCCGTTACAAATCAGCTTTTGCATTTACACCTCCACCTTGGTTTCTATCTTCTGCGAGAAGGTAGTCCGCAGCGATGCCGTTTCTCCGCTGAACGATGGTATTTACCGCAGTGTCCATCCGGCCCCTGATTCCAGGCGGTTTTCGCTTCCCATTCAGAATCATAGAAATGTAAGACTTAGTTACGCCCATTTCTTCGGCAAGGTCATCGTAAGTAATTCCCTTGTTGTGCATCTTCCCAATGAGATTCCCAGTCCATGCCTCCGGCAATTTCAACCCTCCAATCTGTTTAATATGTTGACTAAGCAGGAAAGAACAGGTAGAATCAAGATGCCATCTGGCAAATAAGGCGGTTTCCGTCCCAAGAAGGGAGGTATCGCTATCGTTCAGAAGGTGTTCTGTGTCTCCCAAAAGGAGAAGGACAGGTATTTGAAGGACGGATACGCCATCGTTGCGCTATCCCACTTCTCGCCTGATAGGGCTTTCTCTTATCACCTAGAAAAAGGCTCTAAGTGGAGCCGAATGCTAGGTAGTAAGTAACCCATAGCCGCCCTGTGTACCCGCACGGGGCGGTTCTCCTTCCCACATCAGTCAAAAAGTAGTTGCAAAAGTTAACAACATATGCTATTATGAATTTGCGAGATACATAAAAGCGATTGACACGGGAGGTAACTCCGGGGTCTGGTGTTTGTGAACTTTCTTGACTACAAGAGTCATTATACGCTTGACTTCCTTAACTGTCAACTGTTTTTGTGAACTTTCTATACTTTCGTTGTTGTTCACAATGTTAAGGGGGATAAACTGTGTTTTATGACAAATACGTTGCATTGTGTGCCCAAAAAGGGATTACACCAAGTGCCGCCGCAAAAGAAATAGGGATAAATAAGGCCGCAGTAAGCAACTGGAAATACAGAAAAAATGGTCCATCTGATGTAACCCTGCAAAAAATCGCAGACTACTTTGGCGTACCCGTATCAGAACTAACAGGTGAAAAAGAAAAAGCGCCCGGCCTTACAGAGAAGGACAGGCGCGATGTAGCAAAGCTCGTGGAAAACATTATGAGCGATATGGAGCAGGCCGGAGATTTAAATTTTGATGGAATGCCCATGTCGGAAGAAGCAAGGGCCGCTATGGCATCTGCCATGAGAATCGGGCTTGAAGAGGCCAGAAGAAGGAATAAGGAGACATATACTCCTAAAAAGTACAGGAAGGGTTAACCATGACAATCAAGGTGCTTGCCGATAAAATTGCAAAAAGGCATAACACACGTGACCCCTTTCAGATTGCGCATGATCTTGGGTTTATCATTGTCTACGCACCTTTGATGGAAGTAAGAGGATTCCAGCAGAGAATCCTGCGCAGGAATTTAATCTATATAAATTCGGATTTGGATGAAACCCAGCAAAGGCTTGTGTGTGCTCACGAGCTTGGGCACTACTTTTTGCACCGAGGGACAAACCGGATTTTTATGGACAGGAGTACGGACTTTATCCCTCAAAAAAGGGAAAATGAGGCTCATAGATTTTCCGTTGATCTTATTTATAGCGATGATGTATTGGAAGATTTTATATATCAGTCCGTAGAAAAAGCCGCAAATTATATGGGTGTATCTGAAAAGTTAGCTAAATATAGGATTAGTTCTATAGATACTAACCGTAAATAAGTTTAGGAGGTATATAGATGCCCATATCAGAGTTCGCAAAAAAACGCAATGAAGTTCTCTTTTCACTCGACAAAGAAAGGATCCTTGACTTTTGCGGTGGTAATGCTCCAGAAGACGATGAAGTATTTTGGGCTGGTGTCTATAAAGCGATATGTAATATCACATCGACTCCTCCCGAATTACGAGAAAAGGCCATTTCTTGGTTGTCATTACACGGATATTCGCCAGATATACGATTGTACCCTACCACTGGGGAATGGTAAAATAGAGAGGAGAATAGATTTATTGCACTTCCCTTAACTGCCGTAATGCTAAGCGCCGCCCACAAAGCGACACCTTAACAACCGAATAGGGGGTTTTACACATGTTAGATGAAAAGGATTTACAAGCAATTGCAGAAATGATGAAGGGGATGGAATCCCGCATCGACCAGAAGCTGGAGAAGCAGAAGCAGGAAATCCTGGACGAAAGCGCTAGATGTATGAAACTACTGCTGGACACGGAGGTCACAACCCGGTTTAATCTTTTGGCCGAGGGGCAGCAGGCCATCATGGATGCCATTACGCCGAAGAGCGAAATCGAGCAAATCCGTAGCGAAATGGCCGTTCTCAAACTGGCTGTCCGTACTTTGTCACAGGATCTAGCCGAGCTGAAAAAAGCGCAATAAAAACACCGCCCCCGGTGCTACCAACACCAGGGACGGCTCACATAGGGGTGATAAGGTT